ACAGCTTACCTTCGACCTTGAGACCCTTAGCATCCTCCTCCAAAGACTTCCAAACGCCGATTACTTCGGAGGGGTTATGATTAAAAAGCATTCGCACGCTGTTTTTCTTAATGGACTTAACAAATGCGCCTTTTTCGATTGTATCGTTATAAGCATCAATATGACCGAATACTGAAGCGTAACCTTCAAATTCGCCTTCTTCAGATATTTCTTTAATCTCTACTGATCTAGCTTTATGGTCTAATTTCATGTTACTGCCTCTTAGTATTCCTCATGATTATTAACAGGAAGAACGTATCAAGTCAAGACTTCTAGAGTTGAGGCTCATACAGTGACTGACATCTACAGTTAATCACTTCCTTAGGAGGCCCCTCAGGATCACCGGGAAACATTAGCCTTGCCTCACCAACTATAAAGTGCTCATTTATACCTACAGTCTGGCCGTCGGCATCTATATGAGTTGGCCTAGTTCTAGAGTCTTCGGTAGATATCCAAACTTTATTAAACTCTACATTTGTCTCTGCTGATGTTGCTACAGTAGATCTTTGAGTAGCTTGATTAACTGCTGTATGAACTTCAGTTCTAGCAACTCTAGTTGCTGCTGATCTAGCGTAATTGTCCCCTACTACAGCTTGTAGTCTTCTAGCGCCTTCCTCTTCTCCTAAGCCTTCCTCTACTATGATCTCTAGTACAGTTCTAACTCTTTTATGCTGATTCCTAGCTATAGTAGTAGCTTTTAACAAAGAGTGGTTACGTATCCAATCAATAATAGAGAATTCGAATATATCGAATATCTGTTTATACTCTTCAACAAAAGGTAACTCTTGATGTATGCCTACTAGCCCAAAATGCTCTAATAGATTATAGTGTCTATTATTAACTAATCGTTCTAAATCTCCGATATTACGCTTTCCTGAAGCTATGGCCACAGTCTTCAATATACTAAACAAATCCTTATTGAGTCTTTTAGAAAAGTCTTCAAAGATTAAGTCTATATCCTTTAGTTGATTGCGCCTATACTGTACCAAAAGGACCCTATACAATTGAGCTATACGCTTATACACGCGCGCATACATAAGCCGTTCATAGCGCCTTTCCAGCTGGTTTTGCGCTATTATACGTCCTATTCTACGCCTATGTAATCGACTAACCATTATTTAGTCTCATAGTTATCAATATGCATAGGAGTGCGTAAAGCAGCATCTTTAGATTCCAATAGCTTTCTCAGAGCTACGTCTCTCTCTGAATTACTAGGTAAAGTTTCCACTAGATGATTAGCCATTTGATAGAAGCCCTTGCTAATCTCTTGTAAACTCATTGGCAGATGATCATACCTAAACCATTGCATCATGGGCTCATAATTTTTTCTATTTGTCATTTCTCTGTCTCCTCTTCAGTTGGTTTATCATCAATATCGTCCGGCTCTTCTCCACCACCCTCAAAGCCTATGTCTTCTAGGGATACACTAGAGGAAGGTACTAGCACAACGTCACCACCTTCAACAGGCTTAAAGTTCAATTCTTCTCTCTTCTCATTGATCGTCAAGAATGTAGAAGTGTTAACCCTATTCCATGCATCGGCCCTTTCCTCTGATAGAGCTTCAACTTTATCAACATCAGCTTGTAGATAAAAGTCTTCACCATAAGAAGGCTGAAAAAATGAGGACATAGACTTACATCCTCTATCTACTAGAGGTAATACAGTCTGTCTATGGAAAGCTCTATTAGCTTCTTTATAGTTGGCAAAGGTATTGTCGCCGGGTATACCTAGTAACATAGGAGGAACTCCAAAACCTAGAGCTATCTCTCTAGCTACTGAATTCTTAGATTCCAAAAATTCTAATTCCTCTTGAGTCATGGAAAGAGACTGCCACTTAAACCCGCCTTCTAACAGCATAGGTTTACCAGCATTATGTGTGCCTGTAAATTTGGCTTCTATCTCCTGCTGTAATCTCTTATACTGCTTATCCTGTAAAATGTTGTCTCCACCCTCTACACCCTCATATATAAGTAACCCTGAAGGCTTAGCTTGATTCTGTAGCAATGATTTATTATAAGCAGCTGCCTCATTATGTGTAGCAATAGACTTAAGTACTGGCTCAATAGGACTTAATCCGTACCAATCATTAATAGGATGGAAAAACTTAAGATGCAGGATGTTCTTTTGAATGTCGCTCTTGCTAAAGTCTACTGTGTAAGATACCTCTTGACCACCTATATTATAAATGTACTCAGCGGGATAACCCCTAGCATCTGCCTTAACCTTGGTGCGATCAGGACGCCAAACCCATAACTCTATCGGCGTATTCTGTCTAACTGTTACAGCTTCTAGATAACTATTACCAGCTATATATAGGAATGAGTATAGACGCTCTAATAGCTCTATTGTGCCTTCATGAGGGTTAGGCTTTCTCAATAGATCAATAAAAGGATGCTTATCAATCATGCTATAGTCTTTTTTCCCTTGCCTAACAAACAAAGGTACAGCAGCTGCATTAGACACAATCATGTTAATGCATCGATATACAATAACATTCTCAATATAGCCAGTCTTGGCAAAACTCGCATAGTTACGATCTGGCCAGACCGCAGTTCCCATAGTACGCTCATAGAGAAGGTGGCCAGTCAAGGACTCTTTCTTTTCTAAATCAAGATATTTAGCAGGCATTTGAAAGCCTGACTTAGTAGGAATATAAGACATTATAGAGTCCTCAATCTCGGATTACTTCTTTCCATTACATGCATAACAGCATAAACAAGGGCATCGACTCTATCAGGAGAATTCTTTTGTATCAAAGCCGGTTCGAAACTGCACATTTGATCTTCTAAAGCTGCTAATGTACCAACATGGTGCACTCGCTTTTGTTCATATAGGCCAGATACCGGCTCAGCCCTTAGCCATTTCCCCTTATAAGCCCTTACTTGAAGTATTCGCACATTCTGATCAATTTGTCTAATAACTTCAGAAACCAGATCTCCGCCTTGATTTACCTCTACAATAATAGCGTCAGCTTCATGAAGATGATAAGCTGTAATTACACGTTCTGCCCATTGCTTAGGCTTGTAACCTTGACAACTATGATCAGCTAACACATAGGCATGTTGTGGTTTATTATCGTCAGCAGCTACAGCAATAATACCGCATTCATCTGAATTCTTATTACTAGATACAGGAGGATCAACACCTATAACAGTCTTAGATAGCTGTAAGGGAGCCTCTTTAATTCTTAATTCATCTATTAAGGTCTGTTGCCAAAGTGCGTCTGGATTGTCTTCTAATACTTCAGCCCTAAGTTCTTGTCTACCTAACCTAGTGCCTTCATACTGCTCTAAAATATCATCGATAAATGAAGGGGCAAGATTAATAATATTATCGTAAGTTGTGCCCCTAGATAGAGCGGTATTTTTAAGACTAAGAATCCTTTTCAGTAATGGTGACGGTCTAGGAGTAGTGGTAATCATACGTAATGGGTTAGACCCTTCTCGCATGGTCATAGCTAGCATATCCCAAGCCTCTTGGCCGTATCTCCACTTAGCTAGCTCATCTAACCAAGCTGCGCCAATATTAGGGCCGCGTAGAGATTCAGGATCAATAGCAGAATAGCATAGAGCTTTAACCCCATTGGGCCAAATGAGCATCTTAGCTTGCTTTTTATATTCTGGCCTAAACCAAGGCGGAGAACATGCCATGATGCCAGATGATCCATAGATCATATAGTTATTAACATCAGCAGCATTAGCACCAACTAAGGCCATGTACTCACAATGGGAGCCTTCAGCCAAAGACCTAATCCACTCAGCACCGCTCTTAGTTTTACCTGCCCCTCTACCAGCAAGATAAAGCCAATATAGCCAATCTGTACCAGTTTGTGATTTAAGAGGTGGAATCTGTTCTGATCTAGCCCAAAATTTCCAATTGTATTGTAAAACCGAAGCCTCTAGATCTGTTAAGTTATCTAGCAGATGTTTACGCGCGCGTTTAGGCCAGTCCAACAGGTCATAGACTGTTGCCTTAGCAGATATATCTATTTTTGGTGCGTAGTGCGTCATATCTCTATATACCTAGTGTCATTCCTAAATTGATGGAATGAATACTAGTGATACCTTCTCCGCTACCACCTGAGAATATAGTAGAGTTTCTAACAATAGACTGTGCTAATAAATCCCCAGCTAATAAAGAGTGTTCTTGTAAAATATCACTACTATCAATGAAACAGCTGCATAATATATTGCCTGCACTCAACACATGATTAGTACTGTCAATAGAGCTTTCTTGCACTATAGAGGCACAGTTTAAGCTATCAGATACTAAGCTATGTAGTTGAGACAGGCTACCACCTTGTAAACTTGAGCTAACGCTAACATTTTGGGCAACTAAAGAGTGCTGTTGTACCAAAGAAGAGGCTTCTATGAAAGAAGCGCTATTGAGGTCTTGTGATATCAGGTCTATAGCCGTAGTCAATACAGCCTGTTCTATAAATGATGTAACAACTATATCTTGAGACTCTAGCTCTGTTGGAATTCCTAGAGTAGCCTCCTCTATAGAAGATGCTGAGAATAAACTCTCAGAGTCCAATATATGCAATTGTGATATAGCAGCATCTTCTATAGAGACTGCACTATTTACATCACCACTATTCAGCACATGCACTTGTGCTATAGAAGACTCGCTAATGCTACTATCTGATAATGTATCACTACTAGATAAAGAATGGTTTTGTGATAGTGTACTCTCAGTTATAGAAGACTGACAATTGACGTCTTGCGATGTTAGTATCTGAGAACTTACTAGAGTGCTTCCAAATATAGAAGACTCAGATATT